GCAGCCAAGTTTCTTGGCCCATCTTGCTATCATCTTCTCGGCTTCCAGCAGTTCGTCCATATCGCCGCCCGCGAGCCAAATGCGGCACACCGACCGCTGAGGGTAATCCACTATTTCCGTCACTATAGCAGAGTTTCGCAGTGGAAAAAACTGCGCCCGGTTTTCCTTGATAGCATCCAGCACATCCAGCAGCGTGTGACTGCCGCCCGAATACTCCAGCGCGGCCTCAATGTGGTGCGCCAAATGCTCAAAGCTATCCAATAAGGAGGTATGCGAATGTTGCTTCATGTCCTGAATTATCGTGTCCAATTATCATAGTGCCGTTAGTGCTGGTGTCCTTGACATAGGGATTGTGATGCCAAGGGTCGTGGCCGACTGGGGTGAAGAATACTAGCGTCTCCACATTATAGCGTTCATCGCTCACAGTGGTTTCAGTTACATTGCTAGGCAGCGTCACATAACCAACGCTGTTGAGGCCGCCGTTAATCGTGCGGTTCAACACCTCGGCAATCTCGCGGGTTGTAGCCGTAATCGGGTTCAATACCCGGAAGTTGGTCTGTCGCTGTTCAAGAGTCATCTGCGCCCAATCTCCCGCGCCTCAACATCTATGCCCAAAGCCTTGTCCCAAGCACCAGATATAGTCATCTTGGCCCGGTGATAGCGGCCCTGCACCCGGAACGGGGCAAACCCGTCAGTGTTTGGGCTGGAGGCAGCGCTGTAGCTGTGTGTGTCAGCCTGATTGTTCCTAGTGCCTATTTCTAGGCTCACAGAGCCGCCTTCGTAGTATGGATATACCCTAGTGACTATAGAGTGCTTTCCCGCGCTCAGAGGAGCCTCAGAGGTCTCTATTGTGCCTGTCAGGTTTGCGCCCGTGAATGTGTAGATGTTTGCGCCGTATGCGCCACCAAAAATATACTGGCCACCCTTGTAAAACGGGCTATCAAGGGACTGATTCAGGTCATCCACATAAGAGGCAATATTGTCGAGGCTGTCCACTGTGTAACCAGCCGTGAACATCGGGGCCAGCAAATCTGCTTCAGTCTCGGCCAGTGACCAGCGGTTTAGCACATAGTTATATATCAGAATCTTATCTGGCTGGCCGGAGGGCGAATCAACGCTCGTGTAGCTCCACATAGCCACCTCATTGATAGGGTCAACGGAGCTAGTCATTCGATTGCCATAGTTACTGTCAAAATCCTTTGCAAAGAAGTTGTTGACCTTCTCCGAGCCAATGGGCGTAGAACTTTGGCCGTTGAACGCATAGAAGCCATCATCTGACAGGTAGAACACCATAGAGCCTATGTTGCACACTGAGCCGGGGAACTTGCAGCCCTTTTGGCTCTCAACCTTGTCGAACTGCCAGATAAGCGGTGGGCCAGTATATGTCGCCCGGTAAATCGCTCTCTCGGCCAGAATGGTGGCATATTCACCGCCTACTAGCCCGGTAATGCTGCCGCTATCCGGCAAGTCTTGAAAGTCGGACTGCTCCGTCCCGGCTGTCCAGCTGGTAATGTCGTTGAAGCCTGACCAGTAGCAGCGAAACGGCTTGCGGCCAGAACCTTCATCAATGTTGGCCACCCACACAAAATCGCGCACTGCGGCAACATAATCCGCCTTTGGTGCGTCCGTTGTCAGCACCGAGAAGGTGCTGCTCGTTCCCAGCTGGAAGGACTGCAACTCCTCGCCGATACCGCCAGCGGCAATGACATACTCGCCGAACTGAATAAACCGCCACTTCTCGCTGTCTGAGAGCGAGTAAGTGCTTGCAGAAATGTCGTCCAAGTTGTTTGTGCCAGAGTTATGCAAATATAAGTTTGTGGCATCGCCAGCAAACAGCTTCACATTGTCGCTTGCATCCTTAGCGGCAAAGATGCCCTTGATAGTGTCACTGGCCGCGTTGCTATACTCCACAAAACTTTTCATAGAACGATACCCAGCGGCTGCCGGGATGACATTGGTGGCAACTGTAACGCCGGGGTTTGAGATTTCAGGCTGGTCAGGCAGCCACTCGCCAAACTGAATCATTGCGTGTTCCACCTTTCATCGCCAACAGTGGCATCCGTCCAAGTCTCGGAGCCTACAGTTGCATCTGTCCAAGTCTCGCCTTCATCCTCCACAGTTGACCAATCCTCGCCGATAATCTTGATGCGGGTAGATTGCGAAAACAGCAACAAAGATGCGCCCGACATGACAAAAGTAGCTACTATGGCTCCTGTGGCTGTTATAGCTGACGCAACACTAGCCACGCCACTAGCCACTAAAGTAGCTATAGCGGAAACAGTTGAGGCAACCGCAGCTGAAGCCTCAAAGTGCTGTATCCTCTTGATAGATGTTGACTGAGTTATTGCCACAGAAACAGCGGCAATCATCCGGGCTATAAATGCAGCCGTAGCGGAAACGGAAGCAGCACCAGTGACAGCGGCAACAAATCCTCTGATTCTGTTAAAAACAGAGCTAATAGTGGCAGCAACAGATACAGCAGCAACGGCCTCGTGAAGCGTCAGGTTATCCAGCTGCTCCAGCGTTCCGTAGCTGTCTAGGGCATCCATACTGCCCCAATTATCTAGTTGCTCCAGCGTAGCCATACCGCACCTTAGTCGGCTGAGATGTCTAGGTCGCCAGTGTTAATCTTCAGAATGTCGCCGGACGCGATAACCTTAGATGCCGTAAATGCGCCGTGGATTAGCAGATTGCCAGAGGTGCTTGCATCAAAGATACCGAAATGGCTCACAGTTCCCCAGCTACCAGTAGCCGCCGGAAACTCAATGGCTGCCGAGTTGCTGGCCGTGCCGGAAGCCGCCGCACCGAAGGTTGCTGCAACGCGGGCATAGCCGCTGCCGGACAGTTCTGTGCCGGAGTTGTCATCTGCGAAAGATGCCGTGGACAGACCAACATATACCGCAGTTGGCGCGGTGTATGAGCCTGTAGCTAGGATGTGGTCGAGAATCTCATTCTCAAGGTAGTCGGACATTGCTGACATTGTTTAACTCTCCGCTGCTGAGTTTTGCCGTGAATAAATAGATTTGATTTGCAAGGAACCAGTGCCGTAATGGCTCCTCTCTTCATCAACCCTTACTTCCTCCAAACCGCGTGTGAACTTAGCGTCATACTGCGCTGCGCGGCCCTCATCTAGCAGATACGAATACGCCTCCGCTAAAGCCCCATATAGATACAAATCAGGCGACCGAGTGAACAGCGTTGGGGTGCTGATGTCGGAGATAGCATTGAGACTGCCAATATAGATAATCTCAGCCGTATAAGATGAATCTGGGATAGGCCGAAGTTTCATCTCCCGGCCAACAATGCTGAAACCTTCCGGCTTGCCTTGGCCGCTTGAGCCGTAAGAGGAATCCAAGCTGGTCGGGCTGTGATAGGACAGCACCTTCACCGGGTTGGTGTTCAGCTTCACCTCACGCACCTCGCGCAAGTCTGTCGGCAGTGCAATATACTCATCGCCCGCAGTGAGCGTTGCTGTGCTACGCTTTTCCTGCTCGCGTGTTTCCAACTCGCGGGACATTCTCGCCTCGGCCAGCTGGATAAAGTTCGGTATCTGGTCGGTCAGGTCATCCCGCGCCAGAAAGTTTGCAATCGCCGTTTTCAACTCGGCATAGGTGCTAATGCTCATACCACGCCACCACCAGTTCTAAATGCTCGGTTCTCGTTGTCGTTTAGCCACTGCTTCCACGCCTTTGGGTTTTCGCTTGGCTTGCCAAACTTTTCGATAAGATGAGCATACACTACATTGGGGATTTCTGCTATGTGCTGCATATGACGCTGCGTTCCGAGCATATTTCCGGGCCGCCAATCGTCATTCATCTGCTTGTTCAGCTTCAGCAGACCATCAAAACGCTGCGTGTTCTCAATAAAAGTTGACCCATCTGAATTTTGGTTCAGATAGGTTTCCTTGCCCGTCATCGGGTTAGATGTAATCAGTCGTCTCATATTCCTCTCCAAATAAAGAAGGGGCGGCGAACCGCCCCCTCAATAATTTGCTTAGGCTCCAGACAAGTCCAGAACCATCGCGTGTGCCTTCGGTGCTTGCACCTTCAAGGCCCACTCGGTGACAATCTGGAACTTCTCTGCATCACCAGTCGGAGCAATTTCGTTCTCTGCGAAATTACGCCCGTTCAGGGTGGACACGGACGCGAAGTCCGGGTCGAGCAGGAATACGCGGTCATTACCAAGGAAGCG